CATCAAACAACATGGTCGCATGATGTACAGTGAACGCACAATGGAAGCGTTTGTTGTTTTTATGCAACAAGGGCAAGAACTGTTTGCCCCGGTTGACCATTAATTCAACATTTGCTATAATAGAGACATAAACAGTAAACAACCGCATTTCAAAGGAGCCAACAATGAGTGCAATTCGTGTTATCAAAGGTGTGTATCGCAACAAACCCGTGCGCAACATCGCTTTCAATCTTGTGTCAGGCTTTCAATCTGGCGCCAAAGGCAATTTCGTGACAGTAGAAAACAACGGTGCATTTCCCAACTGCCCCGACACCATCCGTATCAAAGTCAACAACATTAGCGACATCGAGTATGTCAATGGAGAAGCAGTGAGCAAAGAAAATACAGTGGCATTCGTTGCCCCCCAAGCAGAAGCTGAAACAGAAGAACAAATTATGACACGTATTCGTGAGCGTTTTGACATCCTGCATGAGATGACAAAGGCCTGTGTCAACGGTGACATCCGTGCTATGATTGTGTCAGGTCCGCCCGGAGTTGGCAAATCGTTTGGCGTTGAGCAAGAGATTGAAAAAGCCACACTGTTTGACAAATTGGCAGGCAAGCGCCTCCGTGCCGAAGTTGTCAAAGGTAGTGCAACACCTATTGGCTTGTACCAAACCCTGTACAAATACTCAGACAGTAATTGTGTGTTGGTGTTTGATGACTGTGACAGCATTTTGCTTGACGACGTGGCCTTAAACTTGCTCAAGGGTGCATTAGACTCCGGCAAGAAGCGTACCATTTCATGGTTGAGTGAGTCCAGTGCTCTGCGCCGCGAAGGCATCCCAGATCGTTTTGAGTTCAAAGGTAGTGTAATTTTTATTACCAACTTGAAGTTTGATGGCATGAAGAGCCAAAAATTGCGTGATCACTTGGATGCACTGCAATCACGCTGTCACTACTTGGACTTGACACTTGACACCATGCGTGACAAAGTGTTGCGTATCAAGCAGATTGCCAAGGATGGCGTGTTGTTCCAAGAGTACGATTTTGAACCTTGTGTGCAAGACGAGATTGTGGAGTTCATGGAAGCAAATCAGAATCGTTTGCGTGAAATGAGCTTGCGTATGGCCCTGAAGATTGCAGACTTGCGCAAGAGCTTTGAAGGCAACTGGAAGCGCATGGCTGAGACCACATGCATGAAGAGTGCCTAATATGGCACAAGGAAAAAATATAGAGGCTGAAGAAATTCTGGCAATGATTAGAGAGCGAACAAAAATCACTCCAACTCTAAAACTCAAATGGTGGTTCAGAGATAATAAATGGCAGATTATATCTGCAAGTTTATTGTTAGGGACGGCATGTATAATTTTTGGCTTATCTACGACATTGTTCTTTTTATTTTTTGCCGCACTTTTTTGTATAGGATGTGTAGCAGGGCTGATGTTTTTTATGTCGCCTTTTATTTTCTTACAATTGATCATAGACGATATTGGCAGATCAATAGCCAGATACATCAAATAGTACCAGCTTGATTTTGATGATTGAGTGAGTTTTGCCCCGGGGATTGGTTGGCTCCGCCCCGGGTTTTTACACAGGGACTTCGGTCCCTGTTTTTTTGACTTTTGTTTTGCAAGAGTATATACTGTGTTATGTCTCAGCGTCTTGCAATTACATTGGCCGACAATTTTGAATTGTGTTTTAACATAAGACAAACACCCTTGGCCGAACTGTGGTTAGAACGCATGAGTCAACGGCATGCCTGGACTATGGACAATCCAGATAGATTTTATGGATTTGGCACTGCCCAACAAGAACAACAACGTGCAGTTGGCATGATCCAACAATGCATCGCTACTATAAACAGTCACCAACACATTATTGATCGTGAGTTTGAATACACACAAGATGGTCTCAATTACTTGCACAACATATTTGAACGCTATCATGGGCTGTTGGATCAGCAAACATCTGAATATTGGCACTCAGCACCCGACACAGTTAGACAAGCATTGGCCAATTTAAACTTGGCAGTGCATAGATGCGAGGCTGCGCAACGTGCCCCGAGACCAGAATTGGTTTGCACTTGGTTTGGTATGCCAAAAACACATCAATTGTCAACTGAACTACAACAACAACATGGTGTGGCAGCTATTGAGTTTGGCACAGTGTATCTTAACTATTGTGAGATTGGTAAAACAGTTGAGGACTTGACCAGGGACAATGATCAGTACATAGGAGAGGATGCATTCCGACCTTTTGGTTACTACAGTGCTGATTTTTTTGTTGCGTTTTATGACTTGGATCTGACATCAATGTATCCTCGTATTCAAAATTACATTGATTCTCAACAGACCTTTTTCAGCAAACACAATATATACAATGCCCATGACACCCCAGCCAGTCCACTACGTTTTCCTGTTGCAGATTTAGAATACCCTGGCACACCACAACAATTAATCTCTCAAATAAGGTCACGACAACTTGTGCGTGAAGTAACTATACAATGAAACAATGCACAATACAAATACGTGACGAAGTAAACATCAAGATTGAAGGCCTGGACTTGGATGCTCGCAAGGCTCTGGTCAATGCATTCAAATATGAAAACCCTGCGGCACGTTATTTGCCAGCGGTGCGATTGGGACGGTGGGATGGCAAGGTGGCATACTTCCAACTGGGCGGGTCAACTTATGTAAACCTGTTGCCAGAAATCATGCCCATATTGGAACGTCTTGACTATGATGTTGAACTGGATGATCAGCGCGACTATTCAAACACATTCAACTTTGAATCAGTGACTGAAACAAGTTTTGAACATGTGAAGTGGCCTCGGACACATCCGGCAGCAGGTGAATCCATCACCCTACGTGACTACCAAGTGGAGATCATCAACAACTTCTTGGCCAACCCACAGTGCATACAGGAAGTGGCCACAGGCGCGGGCAAGACTATTATGACAGCGGCCTTGAGCAATGCTGTTGCCCCATATGGCCGAAGCATTGTTATTGTGCCCAACAAGAGTCTGGTGACACAGACCGAAGCAGACTATATCAACATGCAACAAGATGTTGGTGTGTACTTTGGCGACAGAAAAGAATACGGACGCCAACACACCATATGCACCTGGCAGAGTCTAAACAACCTGCTGAAGAACACCAAGGCCGGCATAGGCGACTGCACCATAGGTGAGTTTCTTGAAGATGTGGTGTGTGTTATTGTGGACGAAGTACACATGGCCAAAGCAGATGCACTGAAAACCTTGTTAACAGGTGTTATGTCTAGAGTGCCAATTCGCTGGGGATTGACTGGAACTGTGCCCAAAGAGAAGTTTGAAAGCCAAGCACTACTAGTAAGTCTTGGTCCTGTGATTGGCCGACTCAGTGCCAGTGAATTGCAACAACAAGGTGTGTTGGCCAACTGTCATGTGAACATTGTGCAGTTGATCGATCATGTGGAGTACAAAGACTATCAAAGTGAACTCAAATACCTGCTGGAAGAGTCGGGCAGACTGGATACCATGGCAGACTTGGTGCGCCAGGTAAATGAAACAGGCAATACTCTAGTACTAGTAGACCGTACTGAGTGTGGTAGACAACTGGTTGCACGACTAGGGGACAAAGCAGTGTTTGTGTCGGGTGCAACCAAAGGATCAAAGCGACAGGCAGAATATGATGAAGTAGCTGAAGCAACAGATAAAATTATTGTAGCAACCTATGGCGTGGCTGCTGTGGGTATCAATATTCCCCGTATTTTTAATCTTGTATTAGTGGAGCCTGGCAAAAGTTTTGTACGTGTTATCCAAAGCATCGGTCGCGGAATACGCAAAGCAGAAGACAAAGACCATGTTCAGATCTGGGACATAACTAGCACATGTAAATTTGCCAAACGTCACTTGACCAAGCGCAAACAGTTCTACCGAGAAGCCAACTATCCTTTTACAGCAGAGAAGTTGGATTGGATGACGTTAGGTTGACTTTTGTCACACAACAGTATATTATAACAACATGCGAATTTTAACCTTAGACAACATTCATTACGACCTAGATCATTTGCCCGAAGAAGTAGATGACATGCGATTTGCCATACTAGACAACTCAAATCCACAGGAGCCAGACTATCATTTTATTCCGCTAATCTTTTTGGAAAGTTTCAATGCACCTGCGTTAGTATTACGCATCGGCGAGAACACTATAAAAATGCCCATGGACTGGCAAATACTCATAGGTGAACCTGAAATAGGTGACTTGGAAGTGCTACCCTTAACATCAATCAACGATCGTGGCTTTAGAGTGTTTCAGTTTAATCCGCTTACCAGTTTCCGTCCCAGTTTCCCAGACATTGAAATACTAGATGTGTATCACGAAGTATCGTGGTATGCACCCAAACTCAAGAATGGACAGTTGTTGGCTGTGCCTTTAAACGATGATCCTGATCCAGACTGTGTGTACTTTGTGAAAGACATCAGTCGCAACTGTGAGATAGTAGACTACAATAAATCATGGTGATATATGGCATATACTGAACCACAACTGTTTGAAAACTTGACTCGCATGGTAAAAATTTACCTAGAAAGTTATCCCGAAGACCGCGAAGGCCTGGAACGATTCTTGCGCTGGGCACACACTCAATATGGCTACAAGTATGGGAACTCTTAAACCTGGCGCCACTTACATCTACGAACGCAACGGCAATGAAGTGTATGCTCGTGAGTCAGGTGCTGACCCTAGCACACGCGAGTTAATGGGCTATGCATATGATCCAGTAAACGGACATCACATTGATTATGACAGCAGAACATCAGATGGTAGGCCCTTGTTTAATCACCTCCAAGAAGATAAAATGTGGGGCGAAATTCGGCGCATGGCAAAAACCAGTCCCGCTTTACAAGATGCCCTGGAACGTGTTATAATGATATACAAACTAATCAAAGTGGACAAGTGAGCGACAAACTAAACATCGCCAACGAGATGCGACAACTGGATCGCAAAAACAGAAACTTCTATTGCGAACTCACAGAAGAAGAACGCAAGAAGTTTTCAAACTATCTTATGATTCGTTGGGCCAGTTGTGTAGAAGGCTCAAGAGAAATGCAAGAGTTTTATTTGATCTCCACCAACGAACGCCTGAACAAACATTTCTTCAACATTAGTCGACATCCTGAACTGCAATGGTTGTGTGCCACAACAGTGAGTCCAGACATGGGCACACCCAGACACAACTGGATTTCTCCCAAGAAAAAAGAAACAGGTGCCGGTACTGGCAGTATTCGAAAGCAATTGGCAGAGTTATTTCCCACATACAAAGAAGATGAAATAGCCATGCTGGCCTCAATGACCACAAAGAAAGAACTAGATCAACACATCCGAGATCATGGCCAAGACACTAAGTGAACTCACTTGCGGCTACTGCAAGAAAACATTTCGACGTGCAGAAAGTCTTGTGGTCCACATGTGCGAGCCCAAACGCCGCAGATCAGAAAGATCGGAACGTGGTGTTGAACTGGGTTTTCAATCCTACTTGCGGTTCTATGAGATTGCACAAGGATCAGCACGGCTCAAAACATTTGATGACTTTGCGGACTCACCTTACTACCGAGCATTTGTAAAGTTTGGTAGGTATTGCTACAATACAAGAGCAATCAATCCCAGGCAGTTCACGGAGTGGTTGTTGAAACACAACAAAAAGATTGACAACTGGGGCAGTGACAAAATCTACACCGAGTACTTGTTGGACTATTTGAAAGTGGAAGCAGTGGCAGATGCTTTGACTAGAGCAGTGGAGTTTGGTATAGATTGGAGTGAAAAACACTCAGCACCAGCCAATGATTGTTTGCGTTATGGCAGCACACATGCCATGTGCCATGCGGTGACAACAGGACGCATCAGTCCTTGGGTGATATACAACTGTGAGTCGGGACAGAAGTTCCTGGGTGAACTCACAGCAGACCAAGTGGCCATGATATGGCCTTACATAGACTCAGACATATGGCAAAAGAAGTTTTCAGACTATACCGCAGACGCAGAATACGCAAAACTAATATTGAAACAAGCAGGATGGTAATATGATCACAAACGTTTATTCAAATAGTGCTTTTGTCACAGCAAACAGCATAACAGGTGTACCTTACATCAATGCTGGCAGTCCCAGCGCAGGTATACTGCGATATCACAACAATCAAATGCAAGTATACGATGGGTCGTCGTGGTTGCCCCTGGGCAGTACTGCTAACATAAGCCTCAGTGGAGAAGCAGAAGAGATCATGACCTGGGCACGTGAAAAGATGCGGGCAGAACAAGAAGCACGTGCCATGGCTGAACAGTATCCTGCTGTAGCAGATGCCTTGAACGCAGTATGGGAATCTGAACAGCAATTAAAAACCATTGTGGCATTGTGTAGAGTATGAGTGCAGACATTGACATTGACGTTCCGGACCGCTCTAAAATACTAGAACTGATTCGACACACACCTGCTAGACAAGTAGTAGACGGTAAGCCACGTAAACACAATTCTGGTATCTACATCACAGACATTCCACAAGACCCTGAACACGGCTGTGCTGCCATAGACTATGAATCAGCAGAACAGCGTGGCTACTTCAAAATTGACTTGTTGAACATGAGTGTGTATCAGTTGATCCAAGATCCCTCACACTATGAAACCATGTTGTCAGCAACACCTCCGTGGTCAAGACTATGGACCGACCGACCCTGGGCCTCTCAGTTGGTTCACGTGGGCAACTACGTGGATTTAATGGTGGCTATGCAACCTGACTCGATACCCAGGATGGCTGCTTTTATTTCAATTATTAGACCGGGCAAAGCACACCTACAGAGACGGCCCTGGGACGAAGTGTTTGCTAGTGTTTGGGATGGGGACGAATCGCGTGGATATACTTTTAAAAAGTCACACGCTGTGAGCTATGCAGCCTTGGTATCACTGCATATGAACTTGCTCAATCAATCCGACGCACAAGTGTAATTGATTTGCGTTTGCTTTTTTTGCGAGCGATGTCTATTAGGCTGCAAACAGGGCCATGCAAGATCTCAAGATCTTTGTTGCTAAATGTGCGCAGTGTAAAACGGAATCGATCCCAGTCTCCGCGCAAGAATATATTGATGGGTATGCTCCTATTGCTTTCCCACCACCAAGTGTTGGCCAACTCTAGGAATTCTAGTTTATCATCCTGTGTAAGCACAGCACCAAAATCGTAGATGGTTGTAACAGCATCGTCTCTGTTTTGAACTATGCCAATATACTCGTTGCTGGCGTAAACGCAAAGAGTTATAAAGGGATATTTTTCCGCCAGTTTTTCAAAGATGTTATTACCCATAAATACGTTTTGAGGATCCTATGTATTCAACCACCATTTACTTATA